GCCCCGCACACGCGATGGCGAAATGAAAAAATTTCCAATTTTCAGTTATTCAATCAGGACTGAACTAAATGACCATCAAGTGGAACAACAGGCTACGAGACAAATACAGTCGTATCATGTCAATCTCCGCGCACCACCGTCTTGCGGAACTCTATCGTAAGGGAAAATTAGATTTCACACCTAGCGATAGTCTTGTGAAGCTTCTAAAGGTTTCCGCCTACAAAGCGATTGGCAAATTGTATCGAGGCCCTCGGTAATGGCACGACCGCGCAAACCAACAGCGCTGCACCTTGTTCAAGGCACAGCGCGACCCGACCGCATCAACTCGCGCGAGCCAAAACCCCGACGCAAGCGGCCCCGCTGCCCGTCGCATCTGACCGACGGCGCCAAGCTGCAATGGCGTCATTTCGCCCAGCTGCTCGACGCGATGGGAGTATTGACCGAGGCTGACGGCCCGGCGCTCGCCGCTCTCGCCGAGACTGCGGATGATCTCATTGTGGCGCGCCGGGCGCTCGCCGCTCGCGATGGCCTGACGTACGAGGCCGAGAACGGGATGGTTCGGGTCTGGCCTGAGGTTCGGTTGGTCAACGATGCAACTAAGCGTCTCGCTAGCTGGCTCGCGCGATTTGGGATGACGCCGGCTGATAGATCCAAGGTGTCAGTTGCAGGGAAGACAGCAGATGAAGACCCAGCGTCGCGGTTCCTCCGCTAAACCTCGCGATCCGGTCGAGGCTTACGCCCGAGCGGTCCTTGCGGGCCAGATCGTCGCCAACCGTCTCGTCCGCCTGGCGGCCGAGCGGCACCTCCGCGATCTCGCCGAGGGGCCGGCCCGCGGGTTGCAGTGGGACTGGCTGGCCGCTGAGGATGTGATCGCGTTCTTCAGCAACGCGCTCCGGCTGGCCGAGGGTGAGTTCGCGGGCCGGCCTTTCGTCCTGACGCCGTGGGAGCAATTCGTAGTCGGCTCATTGTTCGGTTGGAATGGCCCCGATGGATATCGCCGGTTCAGGACCGCTTATTGTGAAATCGGAAAGGGAAATGGAAAATCACCCTTGGCTGCTGGTATTGGTCTTTACGGTCTTATTGCTGATCAGGAGGCTTCTGCTGAGATCTATAGTGCCGCCACCAACCGGGATCAAGCCAAGATCGTTTGGCGCGATGCTGCGCGGATGGTGGCGGCCTCGCCGGTCCTAAAGGGCCAGATTGTCGAGAGGGTAAACAACCTGAGTTACAAGGGTCAGTCGTATTTCCGGCCGGTCTCATCCGATGCCTCCAGTTTAGATGGATTTCGGCCGCATATCGTTATCGTCGACGAAATACACGAACACCCAAATTCGCTCGTTATCGATAAGATGCGTGCCGGCTTCAAAGGCCGCCGGCAACCGCTGCTGATCGAAATAACAAACTCCGGATTTGACAAACTCTCCGTCTGCTACCAGCACCACGAATTCTCAATCAAGGTACTGGAGGGAACGGTCGAAAACGACGCCTGGTTCGCGTTCGTCTGTGGATTAGATGAGGGCGACGATTGGCGAGACGAGGCCGTCTGGCCAAAAGCGAATCCGAACCTCGGTGTCTCGGTCACGCTAAAATATCTCCGCGAGCAAGTCGCCGAAGCAGTCGAGATGCCGGCCAAGCAATCGATAGTGCGCCGGCTGAACTTCTGCGCCTGGACCGAGGGTGCCGTTCGCGCGATCGACATGGATCAGTGGAACCGCGGCGGCCCGTCCTCGTCAACGCCGGCCGCACTGGTCGAGGCGGGCATTGACGAGATGGCCGCCTCGCTGCGCGGCCGGGAATGCCGCGGTGGCCTCGATCTGGGCCGTGTGGGCGATCTCAGCGCTTTCGTGTTGCTGTTCCGGCCGATCGAACCCGGCGAGCCCTGGAAAATCCTGTGCCGGTTCTGGTGTCCAAACGATGACATCGAAATCCGCTCGCGGCGAGATCGGGCTCCCTACAGCGTCTGGCGTGATCAGCGGTTTCTAATCGCCACCGACGGCAATGTTACGGACTTCAAATTCATTGGCGCCGAGGTCGTCCGCATTGCGCGCCTGTTCGATATCCGTGAGATCGGTTTTGACCGGACGTTCGCTGGGGAGCTCATTCAAACGCTGATGGACGAGAATTTAAACATGGTCGAGGTGGGTCAAGGTTTCCTGACAATGGCGGCGCCGACGGCGGAACTATTACGCTTGGTCAAGGGCGGCGAGCTATGGCACGGAGCTCATCCGATTATGCGGTGGTGCGCCAGCAATCTGTCGGTGAGGCAAGATCCGGCGGGCAATTTGAAACCTGATAAGGAGCGGTCCAGCGAGAAGATCGACGGCATTGCGGCGCTGTGCAATGCATTGGCAGTCACGTTGGTTGCTGAGTCAGATCGCATCTACAGCGATGGGCGAGGTTTATTGGTATTAGGAGGTTGAGCAATGTTTCGGTTTCTGAAGAGAGCGTTTCGCGATTGGGCTGCCGGCGACACGCCTGAATCTGGCCAGGTTTCGCCGGTTACGGCTGCCGGGCTGGCCGGAGATGGAGATATCCTCGCGGGGCGCAGTGGCAACACGCCGGTCTTTATTGGAGGCACTCGAGAAGCCATTGAAAAACTCAAGCTGCGGCCAGTCTTCACGCGCTCGACGCGACACCGGCAGCCGCATCCGGCCGAGCAGCCGGCGGGCGGCCGGAAAGCCGATCAGGATTTCGCCGCGCCGCCGGGACCGGCGGTCAAGCCGAAGGAGGGGCGCGGGCTGCTTGTACTGGATGGTCCACCACCAGACCACCAGCCTTATTCATTAACGCCAGAGGAGCTGGGAGGTTGCTCTCCAGTAACTCAAGCTCAGGTCGACCGCGCGTCATCTGCGGCGATGTGCGCGGCGCCATATGGGCTCGGTCCCTGGGAGCTAACGGGTTGACGCTGCGCAAACTCGCCGTCGCCTGGTTCACTCGCGAGCAGTGGTCCGAACTGCGCCGGGTTGCTGCTGATCGCGCGACGCTACCTGAAAGCTTCGCCGTTTTCGAGGAGATTGCCAACCGCCGATTCGATCAGTTGCGCCGTCAGTCGTATCCCGTCGAAAAGATCCTGATCGACGTTGGCGATCTCGTGGACTGGTGCCGCGCCGAGGGCAAGCCGATCAGCGGGGCTACGCGAGCGGAATTCGCCGCCCTGACCGCGATGCTGCGCGATCCCGAGGGGGCGCCGAAGCAATGACTGCCGCCGAGCTCGCCCGCCTCGATCGCGCTTTGGCCAGCGTGCCGGCGGCCGACCGCGATTGGGTCCGGGGGCTGGCAGAACCTCGCTGGCTGCGTCGTCAGCGCGCCTTGGCGGCCCGCGACCGCGCCGTCAAGGCGGCCCGCATCCATTGCCCCGAGCCGCAGCCATGCTGCGCCGCCAAGGGCCTAGCGCGGGGGCTGCGCGCCTATCTAACGACTGGATGGCTCCGGGAGCGGGAGCGGTTGTCGGAAGGAGCCAATGCGTACCGGGCCGCGCTGCGGGAAATCTTAACGGCCAATGACGGCAAGGCGCTCAGTTGGCGGCGGATTCTGGAAATCTGGCAGGCCTGACGCGCGTTGCGAAATTCAACAGAGGACTTCGCACCCATCTTAGGGCAAACCAGCGCCATGCCGAAACAAGCCGCTGCCCCAATCCCGCCGAGCGCCGACACCGCAATCCCGCTGATCGTCGAGCGGCCCGAGTACGCCGCCGCGTTTGGGCCAGTGCGCGAGATCGAGCGGGCGCTGGATGAACGCGAGCGCACGCTCGCCGCAATGCAAGCTCGGCGCCGGGGTGAGAAATCAAAGAAATCTGCCTCAGAACGCGCTCTCGCTCTTGTCAAGGGCGGCCGGCTCGTCGGTATGCCAACGGAGGCTGATGTCGAGGCCGTCCATGATGAAATTGCGCTGCTGCGCGCAGCGTTGATCGAGCGGCACGCGGTATTGGATCGCATTGCCAGCGAGCTTTCCTACGCCGAGAGCCGGGCGCTGAAACCTGCATTCGATCAATACATGGACGACGCCCTTGTGGCCATGCGCCATCTGGCCACGGCGTTCCGTGGCGCGTCTGATCTCGCGGCGGTGCTGATCCGGGCCGGTTACCGGCCCAGTGCGACGCTGTTGCCGCATTTGATCCCCAATGGCGCCGCGCTATTGGGCGATCCGGTCCAGCAGGGAAGCGAAAGCTGGTATTTCGCGAGAGCATTGGACGCCAGGAGGGCGCAGCGATGATCGACCAGACGGATTTCTTACCGGCGTTCAAAGCCAAGTTGACTGAGGTCGAGGGCCAGTTTGAGGCAAAGGCAGCCGAAGTTGCGGCTGCACGCCAAGCTGCTAAAGAGGCCGATGGTGCGGCGTTCAAGGCGGCAGCGCGTTTCGGTCATTTTAATCTTGTTATACTGCAGGCCTGCCGGCATTCGATCGATGGCGTCCCGCTGGGCATTGGTTCGGAGGAGCGGATGTTGAGCTTGGCGACTGGGCCGATTGACGAGCTCGCACATGCGGAATTGCAGTTGAAGCAGTCTGCCGATCTGGAGCTAACCAAAGCACAAAAGCGTCTCAAAAACCTCGAATGGCAGCTGGGCAATCTGCGCGACAGCATCGCGCAGCTTCGCCAATGCATCACCCCGGCGCCGGACGCGCCGCGCAAGCTTGAGGTTGCCCCGCGCCCGGCACGGCCGGAGGTTGACGATCTCGATGACATCATTCTGCCGCCAGCCCGCTCGGTGGCGTGATGACATTCCGCGGGTTGTTGTTTTCCCGCCCGCGGGATCGGCGGCGTTCGTTGCATTCCGCCGCTGCGACTCGGCCCAGCCGGCCTTTGTGTCGCGCTTACTCCTCGCGCGCCGGTCGGCTGGGCTCTTTTCACAGAGAGGTAAATTGACAGATGGCAGTTCCGTCAGCGCCTTCCGTGGGATCGAGGGCACTATACGCACCATACACATTACCGGCGCCCGTTCGCGTCGTAAGTCCACTGAGCCCCAATCAAGTGGATTTTGTTCAGCAATCGCCTCTACTACCTGGCGACCTTAGTGGACCCGGCCCGTATGCGGCGATTGTTGTCAGCGTGGCGGGTGCCGCGCCCGATTGGCAAGGCACAATCTTTCATGTGCTTCTGCCGAATGGCGCGACGGTGGTGCGGTTTGCTGGTTGGCAGTCAAACCAGCCACTGCTCGCTACCAGCACGTGGGTCACAAACGGCTCACCTCCAGGGCAAAGCCATTGGAGCCTCGTAGACGCCCTATCGTGAATTCGCGGTGCCCGACAGCCCGCCGCGGATGGCGCTCCTCGGCTCCGCCATTGGCCGGGTCGAGCGCCTGGCGGCCCGGTCTTTTGTCGCCTTGGGGCCGGGCCGCCGATTTTTTGGAGTGAGGCAAGATGCCGGACGACTACCTCGATTTACACATCGCGCACGCTCACATGAAAGCATGCACGCGCGCATTACGCAAGGCGCTCGACCTACTCGATACCGCCGGGCCGACAGAAGAGCCCGACGACGATGATATACCGCCGGCGCTGTTTGATGATCCGGCGGTCGACAATCCCCAAGGAGAATAAGTTGTGAACACCACCACGATTGACGCCGCCATGATCTTCGCCCGCCGCTGCCTTCGCGCCGCTGATCGTGCGGACGCAAGGGGCGAGCACCTATTCGCCGCGGAACTGAGGGCGCCGGCAAAGCAAGCCATCCGCGAAGCCAACGCCGCCGTTGCGCATTTGCGCGAGCCCACGCCGGCGCAGGAACGTGCGCGGGCTTATGCGGCGACGGTGCTGCAGGGTTTTGGCGCGCAGCACTGAGCACTGACGGATGGACCTCGAAATCATCAACGCCACCATTGCGGCCGGCCAGACCGTGTCTGCGCCAGTCGGGATCGGTTTCAAGGTCATCGTCGGTTTCGCTATGCCGCCAGTCTGGGCGTCTGGCGCCCTGACCTTTCGCGTCAGCCATGACGGCGTGTCATTTCTTCCGTTCGTCGATATGAGCAACGCCGCGATCACAATCCCGACGCCGGCCGCTGGCACTTTCATCAACATAAACCCGACGATGTTCGCCGGGGTGAATGAACTCGCATTGGTCTGCGCCAGCACGCCGGTCGCCAATGCGACGGTTGGCATTGCAATCCGTGGCGTAGCCTTTTGATTGATGGCCTGATCAATGACTCGAAATGTCGTCACCGTTGAACGAGTCCGCCAGGTCTTGAATTATGACATGGACACTGGGGGGTTTACCTGGAGACATTTTAAAAGTCCTCGCGCATTGGCCGGCAACGAAGCAGGTCGCGTCGACAGGAGTAATAGACGTCGTATCCGCATTGATGGCTTCGAATATTACGCTAGCCGGCTTGCTGTCCTGTATGTCACTGGAATTTGGCCAAAGCTATACGTTGATCATCGTGACAGAAACCCACAAAACAATGCGTGGGAAAATCTTCGTGAAGCTTCACCGCAACAGAACGCAGCTAATTCGAAGCCGCGCGGGAAGATAGGAATAAAAGGTGTGCATCGAGCCGGCAAAAAATTCAGATCTACGATTTATATTGATGGCCGTAATCGAAGTTTGGGGACCTTTGCAACGGTAGTCGAAGCCGCGGAAGCATATGAAGCCGCGGCAAAAGTGACGTACGGCGAATTCACGCGGCTTACAGCTTAGGCGCTCTGACGATAAGGATTAAATGACCAATGGCTCAAGGTTTCGCTGTCGCAGTCAAGATCGTCGATTTTGCGACCGGCCC